ATCAACGTGCCAGCAGAGACCATGATAGCCCACAAAGTAGCACACAACAATTACCACAAGTTGTGGATAGACTCAAAGGCATTCAGCAAGAAAGAAGTTGTCAAAGGATTGCTGGAATTGGGTTGCTTTCCTCTAGTGATGCCTGTGAGTGGTGACATACACATGGAAGATGATGTTAAGGAATTTTGGGAATGGTTGAACGCATTCAAGGCACACGGTGTTGACTTATTGAATGAATGTAGTTGGGGATTTGATGTGAAAGAGCCTATCTATAAGAAGGACCTGGAACGTCATAACAGCGACAGGACGTATCTCTTAGATAATCAAAAATCAAAAGAGTTCTTTGAAAACTTGTATGAACTACATCAAATGAGTAAACAGTTCAAATTAATCAACGAGCAAACAAAAATTATATTCGTAAGAAACAGGATACCAAGGGCATTGATCAAGAGCAAGGTAAAACCAAAAGCATCATTGGTGGCACTGGGTGGTGGTTATTATGCCACTGGCACAGACAATCTAAAAAGAATGCTTGAAAATCTTCCAAAAAAGTTGTATTATAGTGATCACCAACCGAGTAATTGGGATTGGCATGATCACGTTATAGTAAAACTTTAAATATGAGCAGTTGTAAATTAGTAATAAAAGATGAAGTGAATGTGAAGTTCGAGAACCTAAGCCTCGAATGGCGTAAGAGATTATCAAACAAATTCAAATACGAGATACCATATGCTAGACATCTTCCTGCAGTCAAGTTAGGCAGGTGGGACGGTAAAGTGTCATTCTTTGGTCTGGGTGGTACAACATATCTAAACCTGGTCGATCAAATACTTCCCATACTGGACGAGGGCGGTGTGTACATAGATGTTGAGGATAAAAGAGAGCAACACAACTTTGAATTCAAAGCAGTTGATAAGAATTATCTATCACACATAACGTGGCCAGAAAATCATCCAGCGGCAGGCCAGCCAATAGAATTGAGAGACTATCAAGTGGAAACAATTAACAAGTTCATAGAACATCCACAAAGCATACAAGAGATAGCCACCGGAGCGGGCAAGACAATCATCACAGCGGCCTTGTGCCAACTGGTCGAGCCTTATGGAAGAACACTGACCATTGTTCCAAACAAGAGTCTCGTCACACAGACAGAAGAAGATTTCCTTGCTTGTAACTTAGATGTGGGTGTGTACTATGGTGACAGGAAGGAACTGGGCAGGTTCAACACGATAGCAACATGGCAATCATTAAATGTATTAGAAAAGAAAAGCAAGGACGAACACACAACAGATTTCTTGGAAGCAATACAAGGCATCAACACTGTGATAATCGATGAGGTACACATGGCCAAGGCGGATGTACTGAAAAGATTACTAACAGGACCATTTGCACATTGTGGCATACGTTGGGGACTAACCGGTACTGTACCAAAAGCGGATTACGAATTCATGGGTTTGAAATGTAGCATAGGTGACGTATCAAATAGGATACAGGCAAGCGAATTGCAAGACAAGGGTGTGTTGGCAAACTGTCATGTGAATGTTCTGCAGACACAGGATCATCCACAATTCAAAACATATGCAGAAGAACTTAAATGGCTAACTACGGATAAAGTCAGAATGAAATGGGTGGCCAACACCATCAAAGACATATCCTCATCAGGAAATACACTAATACTTGTAGACAGAATATCTGCAGGTGAAATACTACAAGAGCAACTAGAAGATTCAGTTTTCGTATCTGGATCAACTAAAAACACAGACAGAAAGGAACAATACGATGAAGTGTCTACAGCGACAAATAAAATTATTATTGCCACATATGGAGTGGCTAGTGTTGGTATCAATATTCCTAGGATATTTAATCTTGTTCTTATTGAACCTGGTAAGTCTTTTGTAAGGGTCATACAGAGCATAGGAAGAGGTATTCGTAAAGCAGAAGACAAGGATAATGTACAAATTTGGGATATTACTAGTAGTTGCAAGTTTGCGAAAAGACACCTGGGGGCAAGGAAAAAGTTTTACAAAGAGGCCAATTACCCGTATAATATAGAAAAGATAAATTATGAAAATCCTTACACTTGATAACAGAACGTACAAACTAGAGAGGATCCCTGAATGGGTAGATGAGAATCTTAGATTCGCAGTCCTCGATAATGCTGATCCTGATAACCCGGATTTCTTCTATATACCGTTAATATTTCTAGAGAGTTTTAATGCGCCTGCGGCGGTGTTGCAAATAGGAGATAAAAGAATTAAGATGCCGTTAGATTGGAAGATGCTGATAGGCGAAGCAGGACAACAAGAAATGCATGTGTTACCAATAACAAGCCTTAACGACAGAGGCTTCGATGCATTTACATTTAATCCGTTATCAAGCACCAAACCTGACTTCTATCCCATAGATGTCGTGGACATATACACAGAAGTAAAATGGTATTTCCCAAAGATCAAATCAGGACAGATGTTGGCAGTGCCTTTGAGCGACGGGTCAAAACCCATGTGTGCTTATTTTGTTAAGGACATCTCAAGACAGTGCGAGCAGGTGGACTATGGCTCCGTCTGGTAGGAAAACAATCACTATTGATGCACCGGTCATGATAACCAGCAACAAGATCGCTGTGTGGATGGACGAGAACTGGATGTATAATTTCTTTGACTTCATGAAGAAACATAAATTCCAATTTTCAGGTTTACAACACAAACACAATAAAATAAAATTAACATTTGTAACAGCAAAAGAATGCACAATGTTTGCACTAAAGTATGCCAGTAGAAAAAAATAGAAAATTTTTTGATTTAAGGAACGGATTAAAAGCCGTTGACTTCAGGAACAAGGATTATTTTGATAGGATAGACGAGAAGGAGAAATCCTTGTATTCACCTTATATGCTGATGAGATATGTTTCCAATGTGTCGTCAAAGGATCCGTTCTACATAGAACACTACATAGAGATGGTCAACGAGTGCGTGAACAAGCACTGCTTTACGTTGGGCAAACACAAGAAACTGTTATGGATACTGACTGCCATGTGTGGTGCAGAGACACAACAGTTCCATCAGTGGATCAAACCCATGAAGCGTGTGCCAAACAAGAGTCTAAAGAAACTGCAACAGATATATCCGACATGGAAGGAAGCAGACCTAGAGACATTAGACAAAGTGATAACAGATAGAGAACTAGAGGATTTAATAGAAGCACATGGCATCGACAAATAAATGCACATATTGTGGCAAGGAGTTTGCAAAGGAAAGAACTTTGCAAGTACATCTATGTGAACCTAAGAGAAGGTATCTACAAAAAGATGAGAAATGGGTAGTAAATGCATTCATGGTGTTCCAAAGATTCTATCAGATACACCAACACAACTCAAAAACAAAAACGTATGACGACTTCGTAAAAAGTTCTTATTACAACGCATTCGTTAAGTTTGGCAGATTTATAATGCATGTGAATCCGTTGTATCCAGAGAAGTACATCGAGTTTGTGTTGAGATCAAAAATAAAACTAGACCACTGGGCCAGAGATGATCTTTACGAAACATATTTGATCGAAGCACTGAAGTCGGAACCTGTTGAGGCCGCACTACAGAGGAGTATTGCAACAATGATGGACTGGGCAACAGAACAAAACGCACAATGGAGTGACTACTTCCGATTGGTCAACACCAACAGGGCAGTGCAACACATACAACAGGGAAAGATAAGTCCCTGGCTGTTGTTAGGTTGCGGTGCAGGCAAAAGGATGTTAAAATCATTTAACGACGAACAATTACAAATGATTGAAAGATTTATTAACACTAGTTTCTGGCCAAGCAAGTTGAAGAGCTATCCTGCTGATCACATGCTAGTACAGGACACAGCAAAGGAGGCCAAGATTGTCTAAGATCGATTTAGAAGTATCTGACAACTTACAATTTGATGACGGCGACTGTGCCGTGATAATCAAAGAGGATGGATCCATAGGAAGAGTGGTCATGCCAGACGTGAATAGAAAAATGATAGCGTCGGAAGGATACAGGAAACTGTTAGATGTTCTAGAAGTATTGCAACCAGGTGCACGTGATAAAATGATAAACTATGCTGAAAAAGGCAAAGGGAGTATGCACTAATGCCTGATGTAGACATAGACTTCTTTGACAGAGACAACACACTGAAACTTTTCAAGCACACACCTGCTTCCATGATCAAAGATGGCAAAAGCGAAAAACACAAAACAGGAGTCTACTTCCACGCTGTTCCCGAACACCCCGTGACAGGACATGCTTCACTGGATTACAAGAATGCAGAGGACAGAGGATACTTTAAAATAGACTGTCTAAATGTAAACATATACAAAGATGTTAAATCAGAACAAGAACTAGTAGAACTGATGATACAGGAACCTGATTGGGACATGTTGAAAGATCCAAAGATAGTAGAAAACCTTTT